TCACGCCAACGCGCCCGCCGCGCAGGGCATCGAGTACAAGCCTGCGCGTTGCTGCGTGACCACGAGCGCACCGTAGGCCGCGTGCTGCGTCGCAGGTTCCGGCTTGCCCTTGTCCTTCGACTTGATCTTGAACAGGTCGCTCGGTTTCGCGCTGTCCAGGCCTGCGCGTTGCATGATCCGTTCCGCCGTCGTGGCTTCGCCTTTGAACGACCACAGCGCCTCGAGCACCTTGGCCTGACCGTCGGTGAATCGGATCGGCGTGCTGCTGATATCAGGCAGCGTCGCCCATTTGAAGTCCGCCGAGAACGGCCCGTTCACCGGCGTGGCCGGATCGGCGGCCGCCGATTGCGCGGACGGTGATGGTGCGCCGATGAGCGCGATCCCGCCGCCGTAGAAGGTGAAGCGCTCCTCCAGCGCCAACCACCCCACACCCGCGCCGAAGGGCAATCCGCGCGTCGTGCGCGGCCTTGGCGTGATCACGCGGATGTCGCCGCCGGCGACGCGCACCCGATCCAGCAACGCTGGTTCTTGCAGCACGCGCGTCAGATCGCGGGCCAGCAGCACGGGCGAGCGGCGGGCCTCGCCCAGCCGCCACACGCCGTCGCCCAGATCATCGATGCCGTCGCGGCTTTCGATGCCGAGCGCGAGGCGCAGCTTCTGGCGCAACCATTCCTCGTCCAAGGCCAACGCCGCACCATCGTTCGCTTCGACGGCCACGGGCCCGCAGTCCGGGCAACGGCACATACGTCCACCTCGACCATCGCCCCAAACCTGCGCCCGATGCTGCTGGCAGTGTGGACAGAGCACGAACGACCGATCAACGACCGTCGGCTTGACCGCCTTGCCGAGGACGGACAGTGCAGCCACCTCGCGGGGCGACAGCGTGGCGCGCAGCACGGGCGTGCCGCCTGCGAACAGGCGGCAGACCAAGGCCCAGGCATCGTGCGCCGCCATCGATCAGTCCTCGAACGCCGAGGAGGAACTGATCGCGTCCGCTTCCGGCGGAAGCTCCTGCGCGCTCAGGGTCTGCCCCTTCTGCAAGATGCCCACCGAGACCAGATAGCCTTCCAACTGCGCCTGCATCTTGGCATCGAACTTGTGCAGGTTCAGACGCCCCTTGCTGGTCACCTCGATGGTGACCACCTTGGCGCGCGTCCGGCCCGGCTCGGGCGGATAGTAGAGATTGACCTGCGCCGCCGTCACCGCCCACTGACCTTCCAGCGGGCCCGGCAGTTTCTCCTTCAGCAGCTCATGCACCGAGCGTTGCTGGCTGGACTGCATCGCGGTGCATTCGATCTTCAGCGCGGTGTCCGGGCTGAGGAGCGTGAGCGCCTTCAGTTGCACCATCGAGAAACCGTCCTCGAACGCCTCCGGCACATCGAAGCCGGTGCGCAGCATCGACAAATCCAGGGTCGGCGACTTGATCCGGTGCGCGTTCGCCTTGACGCCCAGCACATGCTCGGCGAAGGCCTCGACCAGCATCTGCTGGTATTTCTGGCCGCCGCGCACCAGCGTGCGTACCACGCCGGTGGACTTGGCGTACTCCAGCACCATGTGGATGTTGGGATTGCCGACGCGGCGCTTCAGGGCCGAACCCTCGAACTCCAGCCGCAGCATGGCCATGTCCTTGACGTGGACGGTCAGCAGGAACACGCCGGGGCTGCGCTCGACCAAGTGCGCCACGCTACTGTCGCCACATTGCATCTCGCGCTTGTAGAAGGCCGAGATCGCGTGGCGCAGCGCGGCCAGGTTGGGGTCCGAACCGTTCGGCTGGCGCTTCAGGCCCAGGTCGTATTGCTGGGTCTGCGGCCCGTGGTGCTCCCAGAAGCTGAAGTCGTAGGCGCGCTCGAACAGCGTCGGATGGTTGACGTAGAGCCAGAACGAGCGGTGGACGTCGCTGCGGCACAGCGTCAGCCCCGCCAGCGCGGCACCGTCCGCCACCACGGCCTCGAACATCGCCTGCTTGCCCGCCGCGTCGCCCAGTTGGACGGCGGCCATGAGGTTGGCGATCATCTGGTCGCGGGCTGCGGTGTCGGGCCACACCTTGACCGCCTCCACCAGAAACTGGCTGGTCTCCGGCGTGTCGTCCCACGCGAACCCGTCGGGTACCGGCAGGCCATGCGTGGTCAGGAAGTCGCGCAGCGTGGCATCCACCGGCAGCTCGAGCATCACGTCGACAAAGGTTTTCTTCATCTTGTTCGTCCTTTCTGGATCGGCGTCGGAGGTCTGCGACCGATGTACGGGCTGCCAGCGACAGGGTTACTGAACACGCATCTCGCGTAAGTAAAGTAACGAGATACAAGCGCGATTCTGAACCGCAGATTTCCGCTTGTCAATCAACGGGGCACATCTAGACCTTTTATGTATCTCGCGGCTATACTGCGAGTCTTGTTATTGATTGACCGTTTTCCCACTACAGGAGCATCGCCATGGCTTCGGCGTTTGGAGCACGCCTGCGACGCTTGCGCGAGGCGAAGAAGCTGACCCTGCAACAGGTCGCCGACGCGGTCGGCTGCACCAAGGCCTACATCTGGGAGCTGGAAATGAAGGATGGGCAGCGCCCCACCGCCGAGCGGATTCAGAAGATCGCCCAGGTGCTCGGCGTGACGATGGAGGATGTGATGGGTACGCCCATGCAGCAGGCACCTGAAGCCAGCCCCGAGGATGTGGCGTTCTTCCGCGAGTACGCCGGGATGACCGACGAGGAGAAGGATCGCTACCGGCAGGCGCTCAAGATCATGTTCCCCGACAAGAGCCAAGGCGGGGACTGAGGATTGAGCGCAGCGCAGACCCCCACTGGCTCCATTGCCGCCAATACCGTCCAGAAGTGGTTGCGGGCGTGGTACAGCACGGACATGCCCGACGCCATCGATCTGGAGATCGTCCGGCAGATGCTGCCGAGCACGCCCTACGGCACAGGCGCGCGGGAGATCAAGGCGCCGATGGTGCTCGACGTCGACAGTTGCGAAGGCATGCTGGTGCGCAACCCGAAGGATGCGGCCGAGTGGGGCATCTTCTACAACGGCAAGGCCAGCCCTGAACGCCGACGCTTCACCATCGCCCATGAGCTGGGCCACTTCATCCTCCATCGTGGCCAGCAGCAGAGCTTCAACTGCGACAAGGAAAGCGTCTACTCCGGCGTCGACACCATCCGCGCCATCGAACGCGAAGCCGACGACTTCGCCAGCAACCTGCTGATGCCCGGCGATCTGCTGCGCGACTGGATTTCGAGCCAGCGCATCGACCTGCACGTCCTCAGCGCCATCGCCAAGCGGTTTCAGGTTTCGTTCGAGGCGCTGTGTATCCGCTTCATCAAGTTCACCACACAGCGCGCGATCCTCATCTATTGGGACAACGGCTACGTGAAGTACGAATGGCGCAGCAGCAGCGCCATCAAGACGCGGGCGCGCATCCGACGCAATGACGATCCGGCAGAACCGTTGCCGGGGACGCTGGGCGCAGCTGTTCCCCGCCGAGCAGCAACGCATCACGCGGCTGCTGATCGAGCGGGTGCAACTGCACGGGCACGGGCTGGACATCGTCTGGCGCGAGGACGGCTGGATCGGATTCGGTGCCGACATCGGCGCGCATCCGTTGGTCGAGGAATCCAGCGAACAGGCCAAGGAAGCACTGGCATGAGCACCGAGACCAATCCGCGCAAGCGCACCGTCCGCATCGAGGTCGGAGCCGACGCCCGCAGCTACGTCAGCGATGGCCAGCGCGTCACGCTGGTACCGCTAACGATCAAGCGCCGCCAGAACCGCAAGCTGCTGATCCCGCCCGCGCTCGATGCCGCCACTGCGACGGGTGGCTTCGACGTGCCGATGATCAAGACGCTCGGCAAGGCGTTCTACTGGAAGCGGTTGATCGACGAAGGCGTCTATACGACGACCGCCGATCTGGCGCGCGCGCTGAAACTGGAGCCAGGCTGGGCGGCCGAGGTGCTGCGCATGACCATGCTGGCCCCGGACATCGTCGAGGCGATCTTCGAGGGCCGCCAGCCTCGGCATCTGAACCTGCACACGCTGCGCGGCCGCCAAGACTTGCTGCCACGCGACTGGGCCGAGCAACGTCGGCTGCTGGGCTTCCCTGACGCCTGAGTCCACGCCCCCGATGTTCCCGATGACGGCGAGCCATGTGCTCGCCGTCTGCGTTTGCGCGCTGGCGGATTGGCGAACCCGAAGTTCCCGCCTGGTTCGCCATTACGTCCCTTAAAGGTTCGCCACCCGAAGTTTGGAATGACACCTGTTCCTCAACAACGCAACAGGAGCGTTCCATGCAGACACCAGCCAGCACCATCCCCCGGTCGCCGCAGCAGGCGATCACCAGCCTCTCGCCCGGCGACCGCCGGGTGCTCAACGAAAACGAACTGGCCCAGCGGTGGGGCGTCAGCCCCAAGACCCTGCAACGCTGGCGCAGCGAAGGTCGCGGCCCGCGCTACCTGAAGCTGTCCAAGCGCGTCGGCTAGCGACGGCGTGATCGTCGCCGGGCACGGTCGGCTCCTCGCCTCGGCTCTGCCCGATCTGGCCGTGGGCCAGGTCGTGAGCATCGGTGGCACGAGCTACCGCGTGCGCGACGTGCGGGCCATCGGTGATGGCAGCGAGCGGCGTGCCGATCTCACCCGCATTTGAGGACTCTGCCTATGAACTCCATCCGTGAGCGCATCTTGCGGGAGGTCGTGGCCCGTCTGTCGGCCGCTGTCGCACCCGTTCCAGTGCTGCGACAACCGGCCGTGCCGGTCACCCGCGACGCGAGCCCCGCGCTGCTGCTCTTCGCCGAGAGCGACCGCATCACCGGCTACGCCAACCACCTCGTCGACCGGGTGCTGACGCTGCGCCTCACCGTGGTGGCGCGCGGCGATGACGCGTTCGACCAGGCCGACCGGGCGATGGTAGACGCCCACTCGGCGCTGATGCCTGACGCGACCCTCGGCGGCCTCGCGCTCCTGCTGCACGAGGTCGATGCCGAGTGGGATGCCGAGGATGCCGACGCTGGCGCCGTCGCTATGCCCGCCCGCTACGAGATCCGCTACCGCACCCATGCCATGGACCTGACCCAGAAAGGATGACTTGCCATGACCGTTGAACTCATCAAACCCCACACCCATGCCGGCGTGCAGTGCGTCCCCGGCACGCGCCTCGACGTCGACGAGGCCACCGCACGCTGGCTGATCGAACGCGGCGTCGCCAAACCTACCGAGGCGCCCGATGAGCCGGGCGTCAAACCGCAATTCACCGCACGCAAGGGAGACTGACCATGCCGTATTTCTCTGGACAAGGCCGTGTCTACATCGGCGCCCGCGACGCTGCCGGCAACCCGCAAGGGCTGAGTTTTGTCGGCAACGTGCCCGAGCTCAAGGTCTCGCTGTCCGTGGAGACGTTGGAGCACCAGGAGTCCACCAGCGGACAACGCCTGACCGACCTGCAGCTGATCAAGACCAAGAAGGGCGAATTCGCCTGCACGCTGGAAGAGCTGATCGCGGTGAATCTGGGCCTGGCGCTCTACGGCACGACCATCGAACAGGTCAGCGGCACGGTAACGGCCGAGGCACTGCCCAACCCGGTCACGGCGGGAAGCCTGTACCTGCTCGCCAAGCAGAACGTCTCCTCTGTGGTGGTCAAGGACGCCTCGGGCACGCCCAAGACGCTGCCCGTCGCCCAGTACAGCCTCAATGCCAAGCACGGATCGCTGGTCATCAACGACAAGACGACGGGCGGCCCCTACGTGGACCGTCCTCAACCGCAAGCGCGCGGACGTCGAGGTCGCCAATGCCCGCAAAGCGGTCCAAGCCGAGCGCGAGCTGCGCGAGGAACTCGCTAAGGTCCGCGACGAACTGCTCGATCTCACCGGTGCCGCGACCAGCCAGGATCGCCGCGCGGCTATCGAGCGGCAGTACCAGAGCTTGATCGAGCGGCTGCGCGCCGAGGGTGACACCGAGGGCGTGGCCACCGTCGGTCGGCTGATAGACGTCAAAGCGGCGGCGGCCGATCTGGCCGAGTACGAGCGACAGTTCAATGATGCGCTCGCGCGGATGGCCCTGTTTGCCGACGCTGCGGCACCCGCGTATTCGATCCGGGTGCTCGGGTCACAGTCCTGGCAAAGCATCGTTTCGATCAACACACCCGAGGGCCAGCCGGGCAGTCTGCTCTCGGGCGCCGGTTCGCTGGGCATCGTGCCGAGGATGCCGGTGTTCAATAGCGCGATCAGCTACTGGTTTGTCGCCAACGGCCGGCGCTTCATCGCGGTGGCGAAGTCCTCGGCGTATTGGGGCGCGCTCTACGCGGGCTTCATCCTGCCCTACGGAACACCGGCCCAATACCCGTACCCGCTATTCATCGGGGCCAACACGTCGCGCGGCGACAACTACCAGAGTTCGGATCTCGACATCGCCAACAGCGCCTTCTGGCGCAACGACGGTGAATACGGCAGCTACAGCGCGGCGCTCCTGCAGCCGAGCGGCGGCTGGGTCGGCACGAACCGCTTCGATACGACCTACACCGGCCGCACCTGGCCATGGGCGATGTCGTTGGAGACCAGGAAAAACAGCGTCGGGCGCTACGACATCGCCTATCTGACGCAGTTGCCGAACGGCGCTAGCCCACTGCTGCCGGCGATCCTCTATGACTGCGCGACGACTCGTCCGTTCTCGATATGGGGCGAGCTGCAAGGCGTGTTTGCCGTGCCGGGCTTCGGAGTGGCTGCCGGCGACACCGTGACCGTGGGCGGCAAATCCCATCTGGTCGTGCAGGCGGCGACTTCCACCAACGCGGCGCGCTTTGCCGCCATCCAACTCGCTTGAGGCGATCATGGCTTACATCACCGGTGCGTCGGCTGACATCAACACGCTGCTGACTGCCATCAAGAATTTCGCGGTCGCCAACGGCTGGACAGCCAACGCCACCGACACCTTTACGCTGACCTTTCCGACCTATGGATCGAATGGTGGCGCCAGCCACGCCGGCACGACGTCGATGATTTCCTCGGTCAGCGGCTCCGATGCGTACAAAAACCAGTCGGAAACGAGCCTCGTCGCGAACCGGGTCGTGCTGACCAAGAACGGCGTGTCCTACCAGCTGTTCGCGGTCAACAAGAAGCTCTACAAGAACGGTGTCAATGGCACCTACGCCTGCCTGGAGGCCTGGGTGTGCGACGGCTTCGCTGCCGGCACGGCCGCCAACCTGCAGACCAACAACCGCAAGTTCGTGATGGTAGGTCCCTTGGCCACCTCGCTCTATGCCTACCACCTGTTCTCGAACGGTGACTTCGTGCACGTGGTGATCGAGGAAACGCCGGGCCGATTCCGCCACCTGTCGTTCGGCTTCATCAACAAATACGGCGCCTTTGCCGGGGGCCAGTATCTGACCGCAGGATGCCCCATCGAATCGTTCACGACGACACCCTACGCCTTCAACAGCTCGAATCAGATGGTCCTGTTCGGATCGAACGGCCAAGGCCCTTCGAGAGCGGCGCTCGCCTCCAACGGTTACCCAGGCAGCTACGTTCGGGCCGATATCGACGGGTGGGCGGTTGGCTGGCGCCTATTGTCGACCGGGGCCTGGGATACAGCCAATCTGGATGCCTACGGCTGCTCGACGTATTCCAACTCGGTCAATAACCGTGCGGGCTATATCTCGGGTGGACCCCAGGTTTCCTTCTACACCCTGGCGCACGATCTGGCCTACCACTGCTCTCCGCAAGGCTACAACGGTCTGGCGCCGATGCTGCCCTGTCACGTCGGCGTGAATCGCACCCCCTACGTCGGCACCTGGACGCTGCTCGGCGAATTCCCCGACGTGCGCTTTCTGAACATCTCTAACTTCAACCCGGGCGACGAACTGACCCTCGGCACCGACGTGTGGAAGATCTTCCCGCTGTGGAACAAGGCCTACACGCTCGGGGCTGAACCGATCAGCTACGACTACGGCGTGGCTTACCGCAAGGTGGTGTAAATGCCTGACTTCGCCGGCGCCTTCACCTCGGCCGTCCTGGGCGGCGCAGCGGCCGCCGGGATGAACCTGCTGTGGGACAACGGCCGCCCCGCGTATTACGCGCCGACCACGGTCGTTGCGGCCATCGTCGTTGCCGTGGGCGTCATCACCAGCGGCCAGCCGTCGCCCGAGGCCCTGATCGCTCGGGCGGGCGCGCATTGCGGCGCCTTCTCGGACGACTACTACTACCGGATCTACCTACAGCCTTCCCGGATCGAGTTCGGCAACCTGGTGATCCCCAGTACCAAGACCGTCGAGATCTGGAACGCTTATCCCGACCCAGTGACGATCTTCCAGCTGGATGGCGACACCGAGGGCCTGTCCCTGGGGTTCTTCCCGCCCACGAGGCTGCGGGGGCTGGAGGACATCTTCTACGACGTCACGGCGACGCTCGATGGGCCGAGCTTCGTCGATACGCTGCTGAGGCTGCATTTCTCCGCTGGCGGTACCCGAGACCTGGCGATCAGCTACGGGCGGGTGCTGGTCATGGGGCAGCTGCACGACTGGCAAGGCGGCTTCACCGAGCGGCTGGAATGGCTGACCGACGTGCTGACGATGCGCGATGGCGGCGAGCAACGGGTTCGGCTGCGGGCCAATCCCCGGCGCTCGTTCGAGTTTGACGTGCTGGAGTACGGCAATGGCGGCCAGCTCGATCTCTTGATGAATGTCTGGCAGTCCCGGGTCTATGCGGTGCAGGTGTGGACGGACAAGACCCGGCTCGCAAGCGCGATCTATCCCGGCGATACCGTCCTGGCCGTGACAACGACGGATCTGGATTACCACGCCGGCGGCTTGGCCATCGTCGGGTCGACCTCCGGTGCGACTGAGGCCCTGGAAGTCCTGTCCCTGACCGCCGACACGATCACGCTCAAACGCCCGGCGCTGGGGAACTGGCCCGCGGGCTCCTGGATCGCGCCCGCCCGCTTGGGGCGTCTGCCTGCCCAGCAGACGGTCACCCGGCCGACGGCGGCGATCTCCCAAGCCAAACTGCGGTTCGATCTGGAGGATCTGGCCTCGACGGTGACGGCGACGAACTCGCCGATCCAATACCGAGGGTACGACACCATGCTGCGGCATCCGAATCGGGTCGAGGACGTGAGCGTCGACTATCAGCGGCTCATCGACGTGTTCGACCATGAAACCGGCTCGCCCGCGGTGATCGACATCCCCAACCGGCCCTTCATCGTGCGCCGCTACCAGTTCCTGGTGCCGGATCGCGCTGATCTGACCGCGCTGCGGGGCTGGCTCGCCGCCCGTGCCGGCCGACAGGTTCCGTTCTGGGTACCGACCTGGGAGCGGGGCCTCGAAGTGGCGCAGCCCTTTGCCCTGGATGCAACGGCAATACTGGTCCAGGCCCGAGGCTTCGCCACTTATTACCAAGCCATGCCAGGCCGGCAGGACGTGGCGTTCCTGCACAACGACGGCACCTGGTACTTGAGGAAGATCACCGCGTTCGAGTTCGTGGATGGAATTGTCGAGCGGATGCGGATCGACGCTGCCCTCGGGGTGGCCTGTGCGCCGTCTGATTTCCAGATCGTCTGCTTCCTGGAATTGGCCCGGCTGGAGAGCGATGCCGTCGAGATCTTCTTCGAAACGGATCGCGTGGCGCGGGTGACCTTGCCGCTTCGGAGCATCAACGGATGACCTATCAGCAACAAGAGAACAGCCTGCATGCGGGGCATCCCATCGAGCTGTACCGGTTCGCGCTGGGGAATACCGTCTGGCGCTACACATCGGCGCGGGATGCCGTGACCTACAACGCCGAGAAATACATCCCGGCGCCGATCCGGCGCTCGGAGATCGAGCAGACGCAGGAATTCGGTCGCGCGATGCTGAACCTGGAAGCGGCACTCGACATCGGCGTGGTGCAGTCCTTCATCGTGACCCCGCCCGATGGGGTGCTGTCGCTCACGATTTTCCGCCAGCACCTGACCGACCCGGGCGCCGAGTTCATCACCTGGTGGAAGGGGCGTGTCGTGTCGGTGGTGTTCAGCGGCGTGACGGTGCAGATGCGCTGCGAACCGATCTTCACGACGCTCAAGCGCTCGGGACGGCGGGCGAACTACCAGATCAACTGTCGCCACCCGCTGTACCACGGCGGCTGCAAGGTCAACGCGGCCGACTACAAGACGGCTGGCATCGTCGAGAGCGTGGCGGGGCTGGAGGTGACCGCCTCGGTCTTCCTGCCCAAGCCGATTGCCTGGTTCGTCGGCGGCCGGCTGATGGCCGCCGGGGCGCAACGGATGATCGTCGCCAGCTCCGGCGGTGCGGTGACCCTTTCGGCGCCAATTCCGGGGCTGAAGGCCGGCGACGCGTTCGAGGCCTATCCGGGTTGCGACCACACGCTCGCGACCTGCGCCGCCAAGTTCGGCAACCAGCTGAACTACGGCGGTTTCCCCTACATCCCGGTGAAGAATCCTTTCACCGGAGATGCCATCGTTTGAGGCTTTCCCATGTGGCAATACCTGATCGTGTGGGTGATCACGACGGTCCTGTCGTCGCTGCTTGCCCCGAAACCCAAGACCACGACGCCGCAACCCGGCGATGTCGATGCACCGCTTGCCACGACCGACAGCCCGATCCCAGTTCTGTTCGGTACGCGCACGATCAAGCAGCCGAACTGCGTCTGGTTCGGCGATGTGCGGACCACGCCGATCAAGACCAAGGGAGGCGGCAAGAAATGACCGAATCGATAATCGCCACCCACCTCGATGCCAAGGCGCTCGGCTATTGCAACGCTGGTCTGCGCCGATGGTTTCCGCGTGACGGCGTGACTTTCGATGATTTTCGCCAGCAGGGCGTGAGCACCGACTGGCTGCGGGCCACCGGGGATGCGATGGCGATCCGGCTGGCCGAGCACGTCGAGCAGGCCGAATCAGGGGCCAAGACATGAGCGGCGGCAAAGGCAGCAAGAGCGTCACGGTCGGCTACCGCTACTACGCGGGGATGCATTTGGCACTGTGCCACGGCCCGGTCGATTCGCTGAACAAAATCGTGGTCGGCGAGCGCACGGCGTGGTCGGCGTCGATGACATCCAGCGGCCAGCTCACCATCAATCAGCCCGACCTGTTCGGCGGTGACGACCGCGAGGGCGGCATCGTTGGTGCCGTCGATCTGGTGATGGGCAACGCCTCGGACGGTCAGAACGACTACCTCGCCTCCAAGCTCGGCGCCACCGTACCGGCCTTCCGGGGAGTGGTGTCGCTGGTGTTGCGTCAGCCGCAACTGTCGGCGATGAACCCTTACATCAAGCCGTGGAGCGCCGAGCTCACGCGGATCATCCGGCGATCCGACGGTTCGCCGCAGTGGTATTCGGACAAGGCGGCCATTGCCGGTGACATGAACCCGGCCCACATCATTTACGAGTGCCTGACCGACCGCACCTGGGGCCGGGGCTACAGCTCGGCCGAGATCGACGACGTCTCGTTCCGCGCCGCCGCCGATACGCTCCACGCCGAGAATTTCGGCCTGTCGATCCTGTGGGATCAGCAGCAAGACATCGAGGCTTTCATCGAGCGCATCCTGCAGCACATCGACGGCTCGATCTACGTGAGCCCGCGAACCGGGCAGTTCACGCTGAAGCTGACCCGCGACGACTACGATCCGGCGACGCTGCTGGAACTGAACCAGACCAACGTGATCCGGCTGGAGTCGTTCGAGCGCACCTTGCCCGAGGAACTGATCAATCAGGTCACGCTGTCCTACCACGACCGCACGACCGACAAAAGCGTGTCGATCTCGGTACAGGACATCGCTGGCATCGAGCGATCCCTGGGGGAAATCAAGGACGCCAAGGTCAGCTACGAGGGCGTGGCCAACGGCGCCTTGGCCGCACGCCTTGCGATGCGGGATCTCCGGCAGTTGTCGTCCGCCTTGGCGAAAATCACGCTGGTGGCCAACCGCACGGCCGCCAGCCTCAACATCGGCGACGTGTTCAGGTTCTCCTGGCCCGAGTTGCGGATCGAGCAGTTAATCCTGCGGGTGGCGCAGATCAGCTACGGGACGCTGGCCGACGGCCGAGTGCGGATCACCTGCGTCGAGGATGTGTTCGGCCTGCCCGATGCCGTTTATCTGGCGCCCGCCGAGAGCGGCTGGGTCGATCCCCGGCAAGGGCCCATAGCGGCGAACTTCGTGTCGGTGGGTGAGCTCCCGTACTGGACCATCGTGCGCGAGCTGACCGGTGAGTCGGCCGCCGCCCAGGCCGAGATCGATCCGAACGGCGGGTTCCTGTCCGTCTCGGCGGTGCGCCCCTCGGGAGCGGCGATCAACTACGCAGTGCTGACCCGACAGGGCTCGGCAGCCTTTGAGAAGATCGGCGTCGGCGACTTCATCCCGTCCTGTGTGCTGGCGAACGACATCGGGCAACCTGAGGCGGTCCTGAACGTGCTCTACGGCGTCGATCTCGATCTGGTGGCGCTCGACACCTATGCACAGCTCGATGGCGAGCTGGTCGCGGTGAAGGCAGTGAATGTCGCCGCCGGTACCGTGACGGTGGATCGCGGCGTACTGGACACCGTTCCCGCCAGGCATTCGGCCGGCGCCCGGCTGTACTTCGTCGAAGGTGGACAGTTCTACAACACGACCCAGTACCTGAGCGGCGAGACGGTGCAAACCAAGGTGCTGCCAGCTACCGGGATGGGCGTTCTGGCCGAGGCGTCGGCACCGGCGATCAACTACACCTTCGCCAAACGGCAGATCCGGCCCTATCCGCCCGGCAAGTTCCGCGTCAACAACCTCGACTACAGCCTCAGCTACATCACCGGGGAGGTAACGGTCAGCTGGGCGCACCGCAGCCGGGTGCTGCAGACCGCCTATCTGGTGACGCAAGGCGAAGCGAATATCGGTCCAGAGACCGGTACGACCTACACCGTGCGGATCTACGGCGAGGCCGGCACGCTCAAGCACACCGAGACCGGACTGACCGGCACGAGTTGGACCTATCCGATGGCCACTGAGATTTCCGACAGCGGCCTGAATCGTCCGAACGAGAAACTGACCGTCAAGGTGGAGGCAGTACGCGAGGGCTACCCGGCAGCCACCCTGTACCAGTTCAGGCGCATCAAGAAAACGCGGCCTCTGTGCCTCAAAAGCAACGTACCCCAAGCCCTCATCCATGCCGAAGCGCGTAATCATGTCGCGGGCGATGTCGGTGGCCCGCGCGAGATCGTCTGAAGCCCCTGTGGACAGCTCGCCAAACACGAGCTTCTCAGCCGCACGCCCTCCCAGGAGCACGGCGATCTTGTGCTCCAGGTCGGCACGTGTCATCAGAAATCGGTCTTCGGTGGGCCGCTGCAGGGTGTAGCCGAGTGCACCGATGCCACGCGGAACGATTGAAATCTTGTGTACCGGATCGGTGCCGGGCAGCGCCAGCGCCACCAAGGCATGGCCCATCTCGTGATAGGCCACCGTCTCGCGCTCCTTCGGGTTGAGGACACGGTTGCGCTTCTCCAAGCCGGCGACGATGCGCTCGATCGCTGCAGTGAAGTCCTGCAGCTCGACCGCACGGGCCTTGCGCCGGGTGGCAGCCAGCGCCGCTTCGTTAACCAGGTTGGCTAGGTCGGCACCAGAAAAGCCGGTCGTCAACGCCGCGACTTGTTCGAGATCGACATCACTGGCCAGGGTAACCTTCTTGACGTGCACCTTCAGGATATCGAGACGGCCTTTCTTATCGGGACGGTCCACCAGCACCTGGCGGTCGAAGCGACCGGCGCGCAAAAGCGCCTGATCGAGAATTTCAGGCCGGTTGGTGGCGGCGAGAATGATGAGCCCCACTGAACTGTCGAAACCATCCATCTCGGTCAGGAGCTGGTTGAGCGTTTGCTCGCGCTCGTCGTGGCCGCTGATGGGGCCTCCGACGCCGCGCGCACGGCCCAGCGCGTCGAGTTCGTCGATGAAGATGATGGCCGGCGCCTGCGCGCGGGCCTGCTCGAACAGGTCGCGCACGCGCGCCGCCCCCACGCCGACGAACATCTCGACGAACTCCGAGCCGGAGATGGAAAAGAATGGCACCCCGGCTTCGCCCGCGACGGCTTTGGCGAGCAAGGTCTTGCCGGTGCCGGGTGGCCCTACCAGCAGCACACCTTTCGGGATGCGCGCCCCGAGACGACCGTAGTCATGCGGGTTCTTCAGAAAGTCGACGATCTCGACCAGTTCGGCCTTGGCTTCGTCGACGCCCGCGACATCGGCGAAGGTGGTCGCCGTTTGCGGGCGTCAGCACGTCGATACGCACGCCGCGCAACGTGGCCGTGCTTATGCGGGACGCTGTAATAGTGGCCGCCGACATCGACGTGGTAATCGATGTTCACACGGCACTTCTGGAAGGTGGCGATCTCGTAGCGACGCACGGGCAACGGGCGCAGGACGGGTTGGTCCAGCCGTTCGAACCATTCACGCCGGTTGCCTTCGAGCCGCTTGAACGGGCGCTGGTTTAGGTCGGCGATCAGTTCTGCAATCGCCTTGTTGAGTTCAGCCAGACTGTAGAAGCGATAGTGGCGCAGTCGGGCCAGCACCCAGCGCTCGACGATCTGCACGCCGACTTCGACCTTGGCCTTGTCCTGCGGTTTGCGCGGACGCGCCGGCAGCATCGCGGTGCCGTAGTGGTTCACGAAGTCCTGCGTGGTCGTGCCGAGTCCGGGTTCGTAACGGTCGGGTCGCGCGATCAGCGCCTTCGGGTTGTCGGGCACGAGCAGCTCGGGCACGCCGCCAATGAACTCTAGCGCATCGCACAGGCTGCCGATCCAGTCCGCCATCGTCTCGGTGCGCGTCGCGCACGCGAACGTGTAGTTGGATGCGCCGAGCACGGCAACGAACACGTGCGCCTCGAACTCGACGCCGCCATCGCTCGCCAGGACCGGCACGGTGGGACCCGCGAAGTCCGCGAACAGCTTCTCGCCGGCGCGGTGCTGCTGACGCATCGAGCGCTTGATCGACTTCGCCCAGTCCTTGTACTTCTGGCAGAACTGCGTGTAGCGGTACGTCCGCTGGCCGGGGTTCGCTTCAGCGTATTCTTCCCACAGCAGTTGCAGCGTCACGCCCTTGCGGCGCAGCTCGCGATGCAATGCCGTGTAGTCGGGCTCGATGCGTCGCGTCGTCGTCGCCGCGGCATTGGTTGCCGCAGGCCTCAGGCGCGCGTCCAGTTCGTCGTCGGACATTGCTTCGGCTGCCGCCCAATCGAGTCCCGCCTGGCTGGCTTGGGCCGCGAACTTCGAGACGGCACCGACGCTGATGCCGATAGCCCGGCTGATCTGCCGATGCGTCAGGCCACACGCCCACTTTAGTCGCAGGACTTCCTTCAATTTGCGCATGCTCATCCGAGGTGTCGGCATCGGCACTTCTCCCGCAAAAAAGGGAGCAGGCTAACGCCGTCGGTGAATACATGCGCAACGCCACCGCCAGACTCAAACCCGGATTACGTTCCGGTTACGTGATCACCCGTTTCGGTCCCGTGATCGCTCATTCCGGCATCGTGATCACGCGTTTCGGAAACCTGTGATCAGCGATCACGATCAACCGAAACGGGTGATCACGATCATTCGGAATCCATGATCACGATCCGCCGAAATGCGTGATCACGTTCGCCGGAATACGCAGCGTCAGCCGTTGATCGGGATCGAGCGCCCCTGCTTGGGCGTACTGGCCTCGCGCTTTTCCATCGTGATCGTGAGCACGCCGTTCTTGAAAGCGGCCTTGATCGTGTCCTGGTTGGCATCGGCCGGCAGGTTCAGAGCGCGCTGAAAGCTGCCGTAGGAGCGCTCCACCCGGTGGAAACCGCCGTCTTTCGTTTCCTGCTCCTGACGCTTTTCACCGCGCACCAGCAGCACGTCGTTGTCGAGCGTGATCTGGATGTCTTTTTCCTCGACGCCGGGTACTTCCAGGGCGATCTTGTACTGCTTGTCGGTCTCCTGGATGTCCAGCGCCGGCTTCAGCATGCCCGGCCAGTCCGACGGCCAGCGTGGCATGGCCAGCGTCGGGAAACCGAAGCCTCGAAACGCGTCGTCGAACAGGCGGTCGATCTCGCGATGCAATTGCAGGATGGGACTGACGGGCCCACCCGCCACCGGCAGGTCATTGCGCTGCACCGGCAGCGAGGCAGTGCTCTGTTGTTCTTCCTGCTCCTTCTTGAACCAGTTCCAGGGAGCCAATTTCTTGAAATCAATGTCCATGTCACACCTCCAGAAGAAAAATTGAAGACTCTCGCTCACTCCGTTTGCCTGCGGCGACGGACAGCGCGCCCAGACGACACGGAGTGTTCCGCTGACTTTGGCTGCTCATCTGTGCGTATCACCTCCTTCTTTCTGCCTGCTTGGATCTGATCATTGATCCATCGATCGATTTCACTTTGACGAAACCGCCACGTCCCGCCGACCTTGAAGGCCGGAATCTCCCCGTGCGAGGCGAGCCGGTAAAGCGTCCGCTTGCCGACTTTCAAGTAGGCAGCCAACTCGTCGAGTGTGAAGATCGCCTGCTGGCGCGCTGTCATACCACCCCCACAAGTTCCGTCGTCACGCGGCCTCGCCTGAGGAAATTCTTGCAAGACTTTGCAAGATATTGCGCCTAACATGCCGAAAGTCAAGAGTCAACATCCAGCGATCTGCTGGCCGATTGATGTGACTCAAATCTTCAAGGACGGTATGCCAGGGCGGGCCGGTCCGGCGCAGGGGACGGTGGGTTGATCGGGACCTTGCGGGCGCCGCCCACGGCCGCAGATCAAACACCGATCCTCACGTTGTAACCGAGCGCCCGCAGCCCCTTGCTCGTGCGCATGTTCCTTGGCGGAAACTCGTCTGGACGCGCCCAGCCGACGATTTCATCGAGTCTGCTCGGACTATCGCAACCCGACGCCGACCCAGCCGAGATTTTTCACGAAGCAAAACGGCCACTTGGTACGGGCGGGCACCCTCAAGAACAGTGCTTTGCTAACGAACCTCATATGCGGACGCGGGTTCGGTTCCCTGTTCCGCCACCAGATACTTGTCCGACGAGGTTCGTCGGAATCCGAAAAGCCCTTTGTCTTCAACGACTTAGGGCTTTTTTCATTCCGGCGAGGTCCGACGAGGTACGCCCCGATCCAAGCGCCGTTGCAGAAGATTTTGCGGAAAGTCCAAATACCTTCCGACGATCTTCGCAGCGCTCTTCAACGAGTTCAGCGTAAGGAGGCCACAAGATGGCTTTGGAGAAGATCAAGGGCGACCGCGAGATCAAAGCACTCAAGCCCGGAGCGAGTCGACTCAGTGATGGAGGCGGCTTGTACCTGGTGCCATTCGCCTGGGGAAGCACGCATGTGTGGCGAATTGACTACACTTTTGAAGGCAAGCGCAAAACGCTGAGCTTGGGCACCTATCCCAAGGTCGGACTCGAAGACGCACGCCACAAAGCCCGTGAAGTTTGGTCATGTCTTGCTCAGGGTGGAGATCCCATGCAGGCACGGCACGCGGCCAAGCAAGAGCGCAAGGCGCTCAAGGAGGCAGCCCGCAGGAGCAAGGCCGGCGAGCCCCCCATCGGCAGCTTCGAAGAAGTAGCGCGCCGATGGTTTTCGGTGAAAAAGCGCCAATGGATGGATTCCTACAGTTCCAAGATCATCCGGCGCCTCGAGTTGCATGCCTTCCCCCGCTTTGGGCACATGCTGCTTGAAGACATCACACCCAAGACGGTGCTCGAGGCCTGCCGTGCTGTGGAGCGTAACGACACCCTGGAGACCGCACATCGGCTGCGCGAGCACTGTGCGCGGGTGTTCCGCTTCGCCATTGCGGAAGGCAGGGATCTGCGCGACCCATGTCAGGACATCCGTGACGCGCTGCAACAGCCCGTTGTGAAGCACCACGCAGCCATCGTCAAACCTGAGCCTCTGGGAGCTTTGCTGAGGTCGATCGATGGCTACACGGGCACATTCGTCGTGAAATGCGCTCTGAAATTGGCCCCCATGCTGATGCTGCGCCCAGGAGAGTTGAGACAAGCACGCTGGGAAGAGTTTGACCTCGACAACGGTCTGCTTTACGTGCCCTCTTCACGGTTGAAGAGAACAAAGCGTGAGAAGGCCAACGGCCACCGGATCATTCCGGCGTGA